ATCACTACATTCCTTGGGGGTTTTGGCTAGGCCTTGTGGTGTATGCCCTTGTTATCGTGAGCCTGCGTAACACAGCTGCTGTGTTGAGTATTGTCCCATTTATTATCATAGTTTCCCGTACGAAGTTCCGAGTTTTGATGCTAAAGAACGAATTCCTGACCGCTAAATCGAGATTGGTGTTTGGACGAGCGATACGTGGAATGGGAGTGTTGAGCTGGAGCCCAGCCTTGCCTATACCTGCTGCGGCCATTAGTGATGGTGTTCCAGTAATTGTGAGGTACAATCATCGTGAGTATTATCGCGTGTACCCACAAGAGCTGGTTAACCGCAGCAGTATGCTTTGGAGCGACAGCTTGAGTGAAGAACTAAATGTGCGCCAGTTGAAGAGGCTCTTGGTGACCTATCAGAGCCAACATAATGACTTTCTATATACTGAGCGCGATGTTCAGGCCATACGGACTCTCCTACCCAGAAGCCGGACTACACCTTTTCCCCATAAGCGGATCGTAGCATTTGGCATCACATGTGTCATGGCAGTGGGGTTGTTGGAGCTAGCACAAGGCTCGGCTTATCGGTTGCCGATTGTTAACAAAGAGAATACAACGTTTGTTTACAGTCGAGATGAGCTGATGCCTCTGATGCAGCGACCACCCATCGTCTATGCAGCTAACAGCACTAATGAATTGGTGGGTCTTATTGATCGGGTCCTAAGACCGCTGTATCGTGGTGTTGAAGGCACATGGGAGTGGGCAAGGCTCCAAACTAAGATCTTTGATGACATCTACTCTCCACCCATTGAGTGGGAAAAATATCTTGAAGCATTCTATGGCAAGAAGAAAGAGGAACTTGTAGAGGCGAAGAAGTATTTCGAGAATTTTGGTGTGCCAACAGATGCCTACCGATTGACGGCTTTTGTTAAGAAAGAAGTCAACGACTGGTGGGATCAAATAAAAGATAAGTCACCGCGCATCATACAGGGTTGTAGTTCATATGTTAAGATGGCTGCAGGGCCGTCAATCAAGAGCCATATGCACGCCCTTGCCAAGAAGTGGAATCTCGAATACAAGATTACAGTCGCTTGTGGACTTACGCCTCTTGAAATAGGTTCCTGGATGAACCGAGTACTGGAGGAGTATGGGGAGGTGATGTGGATTGAAGCTGATGCTACAAAATGGGACGCCCGCATATCCTGTGAAGGTAACACGTGTTATCGCAAT